CGCCCGCCGCTCGATCACCACGATCGACGGGATCGAACTGGAGAAGTCCGCCCCGGAGATCCATCCCGACCTGGCCAACACGATGATCGAGTGGTCGGACTTCGTGGGGGCTATTCGTCTGGCAGGCCAGGAGCGGGAACTCATTCTCTACGAGACGCCGCAACTGGTGGCAAAGAACCGTTACGGTATCGCGGAAAGCCTGCCGTTGTCCTGGCCGGCCTTCGTCGCGGCGATCAGTAACCATCACGTGAAACCACAAGGAGACTAAAAGCATGGCCAATCTAGCTGGATTTGATGCCTCGCAAATTGAGCCTATGACCACATTCGACCCCATTCCGGCCGGGAAGTATCTGGCGATGATCACTTCCTCAGAGATGAAACCAAATCAGGCCGGCACAGGCAGCTACCTGGAACTGGTCTTCACGATCGTTGAAGGCGAATACAAGGGCCGGCAGCTCTGGGCGCGACTCAATTTAGATAATCCTAACCAGCTCGCCGTGAAAATCGCTAAGGCCGAACTGTCAGCCATTTGCCGGGCAACCGGCGTTTTGACTCCCCGCGACAGCGTGGAGTTGCATAACCTGCCGCTGGTGATCCGTGTGGCCTGCAAGAAGCGCAAGGACACCGACGAGATCACGAACGTCATCAAGGGTTACGAAAAGCGAGACGCCGTGACCGGCCGGCCGCAGCAGGCCCAATCGAGCACGCCGCCCTGGCGACGCTAACTAAGCATCACAGCCCACGCATGGGGTGGCGTAGCTCTCGCAGCTCAGACTCCCCGTACCCATGCGTGGGCGTTGTTTGAAAAAGGAAGCTCATGCCGCTTACCAGCAACACACAGACCTTTACCACCGCACGAAGAAAGGGACACCATGCTCACGGTCGAGCTCCCGTACCCGCCATCCGTCAATCACTACTGGCGACGAGTAGGGCCGCGAACCCTGATCAGCCGCCAGGGACGGGCATATCGCCGCGAGGTGGCGGCCGCCGTGGAGCGAATCGACCGTGTGGCCGAACAAATACCTTTGACCGGTCCGCTGAGTGTGGAAGTCTTACTGTATCCACCTGATCGTCGACGACGCGACCTGGACAATACCCTAAAGGGCTTGCTCGATGCACTGGAGCACGCAGGCGTGTACTTGGACGACAGCTTGATTGAACGGCTTTCCGTCGAGAAGCGAGATGTTGTAGAAGGGGGCAAGGCCGTGGTGGTGATCCGAAGGCGAGACATCTTGCCGGATGGCATGGAGGTGCCGGCGTGACGCAACTCCGCCCGTACCAGCAGGCCGCCGTCGATGCCGTGTACGAGCACCTCCGCACGCGGGACGACAACCCAGCGGTGGTGCTTCCCACCGCAGGGGGGAAGAGCTGGGTCATCGCCCAATTGGTCAAGGACGCTGTGCTCAGGTGGAATGGCCGAGTTCTGGTGCTGGCCCACGTGAAGGAACTGCTGGAGCAGAACGCCGAGAAGATTTGCCGGCTGTGCCCAGAGGTACCCATCGGCATCTACTCGGCAGGACTTAATCGCCGCGAGACGGACAAGCCGGTGATCGTCGCCGGCATCCAGTCGATCTACAAGCGGGCCTGCGAGCTGGACGCCTTCGACTTGGTGATCGTTGACGAGGCCCATTTGATTCCGCCTGACGGCGAAGGGATGTACCGCACCTTCCTGGCCGAGGCGAAGGTCGTCAATCCGCACCTGCGGGTCATCGGGCTGACGGCCACGCCGTTCCGCCTGGCCAGCGGGCCGATCTGCACGCCGGACGGCATCCTCAACCACATCTGCTACGAAGTTGGTGTGCGGGAGCTGATCCGGGACGGCTATCTCTGCCCACTGGTCACCAAGGCCGGGATCAACAAGGCCGACTTCGAGCGGCTCCACGTTCGCGGCGGCGAGTTCGTGGCCGATGAGGTGGAAGACCTGATGGACGACGACCGCCTGGTGGCGGCCGCTTGCAGTGAAATCGTCGCCTACACGCACGACCGGCAGAGCGTGCTGGTGTTTGCATCCGGAGTGCGTCACGGAAAGCATGTGGCCAAAGTGTTGGCCGAGATGACAGGGCAGGATGTGGGATTCATCGACGGCAATACTCCCGGAGATCAGCGGGCAGAGCTGATCGCCCGTTTCCGCCGCCAGACGGACGGCATGCTCCTGCCGTGCAAGCCGCTCAAATACCTAGTGAACGTCAATGTCCTCACCACAGGCTTTGACGCCCCGAACATCGACTGCGTGGCCATCCTGCGGCCCACGATGTCGCCGGGGCTCTATTACCAGATGGTGGGTCGCGGTTTTCGATTGCACCCGGGCAAGCAGAACTGCCTTGTCTTGGATTTCGGCGGGAACGCGCTGCGACATGGGCCGGTAGATCAACTCAAAATATCCGATGCGTCCGAACGCGGGAGCGGCCAAACCCCGGCCAAACAGTGCCCCGAGTGCCACGCAGTCATTGCTGCCGGTTATGCCACCTGTCCCGAGTGCGGGCACAAATTCCCGCCCCCGGAAAGGCAAAAGCACGATGCCAGGGCTGGCACTGCTGGCGTGCTCTCTGGCCAGGTCACAGATATCGAATACGACGTGCACGACGTCCGCTACAGCGTCCACACCAAGCGCGACGCCCCGCCGGATGCCCCCCAAAGTATGCGGGTGGATTACCGGATCGGCCAGTTCACCTGGGTTTCGGAGTGGGTCTGTTTCGAGCACACCGGCTACGCCCGCTGGAAGGCCGAGCAGTGGTGGAAAAAGCGTTCGCCCGACCCGGTGCCCGACACGGCCGAGCGGGCCGTGGAGATCGCCGACGCGGGTGGCGTGGCCTGGACTAAGAAGATCGTCGTCCGCCGGGTAGCCGGTGAGAAATACGAGCGGATCGTGGGCTACACACTGGGAGACATGCCGGAGCCTGTGCTTGTTGATGACGCGGAATATGACTTGGACGATGTTCCGTTCTGACCGTGAGGTGACGCCATGAGTGCAACCTTGGAATGCTTGCCCCTGGAACGTCTGGATGACCACCCCGATAACCCGCGGCTGTGGTTCCGTCAGGACGTGATCGATGCGATTGCGGCCAACCTGAATGGCTGCTACCCGCAGAAGCACGCGATCCATGTGAGGCCGATAGGCGAGCGGTATCAGATCTTGTCGGGCCACCAGCGGGTGCGTGCGGCCCGCAACGCAGGCTTACAGCAGATCTGGGCCTGGGTGGAGCCGCTCGACGACGAGTCGGCCTTCATGGAATTGGTGCTGTCGAATAATCAGGGAGAACTGGCGCCGCTGGAGATCGGCCTGCATTGTCTGAAGGCTGTGCCAGTAGCCAAGGGGGGGCGTGGGCTGCGCGGTGGATTGCGCCAGTACGCCAGAAGCATAGGAAAGACCATCCAATACCTCTGGCAACTTCGGCAAGCGGCTGAGGTCGTGTCGGCCGTGGAGAAACTGTCAAGTCAACTTAACAGTTTCTTGGACAAGGCCCAGCACCTGGCCGCCGTCCACAAACTCCCTCGCCAGCTGTGGCCCGAGTTCGTCGAGTGGATCGGACGGGCCAGCCCCACCGTGGCGGAAGTCGAAGAGCGGGTCAACGCGGCGTTGCGGCCTACACCACAAGTGGAAGTCATTGAGCACGCTGAGCCCAAAGAACCGACTCCAGCGGATTCCTTGCCACAGAGAAACACTGTCTGGGAGCCCGGCCTCAACGAACCGGATGAGCTTGACCGACAGGAAAGCGTCCTGCCCCATGTCGCCTACAACAGCGGGGAGAGCGAGTGGTACACACCCCCGGAGTTCATCGAACGAGCCATGGCCGTCATGGGCGCAATCGACCTCGATCCTGCCTCCACACCCGTAGCCAACCAAGTAGTCCGAGCAGCGAGATACTTCACGGCCGAACAGGATGGACTCAAACACCCTTGGCGGGGCCGCGTGTTCCTCAACCCGCCCTACGCCCAGCCCTTGGTGCAGCAGTTCTGCGAGAAGCTTGTTCAGCACGTTCAGCAGGGGGACGTGACGGAAGCGGTGGTGCTCGTCAACAACGCCACAGAGACGCGGTGGTTTCAGACGCTTTTGGACGCGGCCCAGTGCGTCTGTTTCCCTGCCGGGCGGGTCAAGTTCTGGCATCCGGAGAAGGAGCTGGCGAGCCCGCTCCAGGGCCAGGCGGTGATCTACTGCGGAACCAATGCGAAAAAATTCCGTCAGGCCTTTGCGGACTTAGGAAAGGTGTGCCATGTGGCACGCGCGTGAGCAAGGAGGCATTCCCGCATGGACGTGGCGAACGACGTGATCATCGACCCAGAGTTCAGCAGCCTGATTCCCGCGTTGGCCGAGGAGGAACGCCAGACGCTGGAAGCCAACCTGCTGCGGGACGGCTGTCTGGCCCCCGTGGTGATCTGGGCGGAACAGGGCCTGCTCTTGGACGGCCACCACCGCAAAGCCATCTGTGAGCAGCACGGCATCGGCTACCAGGTCCGCCAGGTGAGCCTACCGGACCGCAACGCGGCCAAGCGGTGGATCATCGAGCATCAATTGGGACGGCGGAATCTGACGCCCTTCCAGCGGGCTGAGCTGGTCTTGCATGAGAAAGCCATGCTGGCGGCCGAAGCGCTGGAAAGAAAGCGCAGCGGGAAAAGTACCCCACCAATGGAGGATCACCAGAATTCTGGTGAAGGTTGGACCGACCGACGGCTTGCCAAGAAAGCCGACCTGTCTCACGACACGATCGCCAAGGCTGAGTACATCAGCCGACGGGCAGACGAACAGACCAAAGAGCGTCTTCGCCGCGGGGAAACGTCGGTCCACGCCGAATACGTCCGCCTGAAGCGAGAAGAAAAAGAGCGGCAGCGGCAGCAGCGGCGTGCCGCCAACGCCCGGCAGGTCGAGCAGACCGGTTCGCTGGACGATCTGCTGGCCACAGGGGCGAAATTCGCCACGCTCGTTCTCGACCCGCCCTGGGACTGGGGCGACGAAGGCGATTGCGATCAATTGGGGCGTGCCCGGCCGGTCTATGCCACGATGCCGCTGGAGAAGCTGCTGGAGCTGCCCGTTCCCGCGTTGGCCGACGAACATAGCCACTTGTACCTGTGGATCACCAACCGCTCGCTGCCCAAGGGGTTTGTGCTTGTGGAGCGCTGGGGCTTTCGCTACATCACCGCCCTGACCTGGTGCAAGCCGCACTTCGGGATGGGGAATTACTTCCGGGGATCGACCGAGCATGTGCTGTTCGGCGTGCGGGGTTCGCAGCCTTTGAAGCGCAAGGACGCGGGGACGTGGTTCGCCGCCCCGCGTGGCCCCCAAGGGCATTCGAGCAAACCGGCGGCGTTCTACGAGCTGGTCGAGTCGTGCAGCCCCGGTCCGTACCTGGAGTTGTTCGCCCGTGGCAAGCGAGAAGGCTGGGTCGCATGGGGAGCGGAAGCGGATGCCCCTTGAATACTCGTTTCAAGAACAGCTTGCCATGAGCCATGGCACGGCATCGCCCTTGAATGTGGCGGAGATCTTGCTGACCGCCATTCCGGGGGCGGTGGCCGCCTACCGGGCCCACAGGAGCAACGATCGCAGCGGGACCGACTACTGGGTGGAACACATCCGCGGCGATCACCTATCCGTGGACGTGAAGCGGCGCACCGAAGATTGGGCTTGCAAGACCGATCCGGCCGACGACCTGGCCTTGGAGACCTGGTCGGTGATGGAAAAGCAGAAAGTCGGCTGGACGCGGGACGCCACGAAACGAACCGACTACGTGCTATGGCTCTGGCAAGACACAGGCCGCTGGTGCCTGGTGCCGTTTGCGATGCTCTGCGCCGTGTTCCAGGAGCACTGGCGGCAATGGGCAGCGCAATACCCGACCCATGAGCAGTTTACACCCGAGTTCGGCGGCTACCACAGCCAGTGCGTTTTCGTGCCGCGGACTGTGGTCTGGAGGGCCATCTACCAGCGATTCGGCGGTCCGCCAGTTCAAGCCAGACAGGAGTAACACCTTATGAACGAAGAGGCACTTGGCCAACCAGTCACGTTGTCCCAGGAAGGCCTGGCACGCTTCGCTACGGGTGCCGTCCGCAGCACAGACGCCGATGGCGAGCGTTGGGACTTGATCACGCCCATCGGGCTGCGGCGTTTGGCCGAGACCTGTGCGGAAGGGGCGGCGAAGTATGGCGAGCACAACTGGCAGAAGGGCATCCCGGCCAGCGTGATGCTCAATCACGCCATCCGGCACATCTACCTGTACCTGGCCGGGGACGATTCGGAAGACCACCTGGCCCACGCCGCCTGGAATATCCTGGGCGTCTGCCACTTTGAAGAAGCTTTGCCCGAGATGATCGACATTCCAGCAAGGAGACGGCACGATGTCTGAACTATATGGCATCCCATTGGAAACCGCGTTTTCCGAAGGCATAGCGAGCCGACACTGGCAGGCTCGCTGCCTGCACTGCGACGAACCGCTCGTGTGGGGGCATGGTC